TTAGTCAATGCACTTATTAAAATATAGAGGATGGAGAAACCTAGGATTTCAAATTCAAACACAACCAAATATTTATAAAAAGACTTTTAACACCCCCGCTTCCGAAAAGCGATTAAGAGATGATGAAATGATATGATAAAGATTTACAACGACATGAGAGAAAGGTTTGATGATTTGTTTTATGAAGAAATAAACAGTTTTATTGGTACAGTATTTGGAGATAAGATGCTTGATTATGCCATCAAGGACTTCATACAATCAGAAATCAACCTAGCACTCAAAGAGCAAAAAGAAGAGATAATTAAGAAGATATTTGAAATAAGAGAAGATGCTAGAAACGATGGAATGATTCAATATTTGTCTACATATGACCAAATCATCTCACTTATCTGGTTCTATTCCATAAATAGCAATGGCAAATAAAAATCTCACCAACGCCAAAAAGGCAAAAAATGACGAGTTCTATACGCAGTATCATGATATCGAAAAAGAAATCAATGCATACGTAGAATACAATCCAGATGTTTTCCGAGGAAAGACAATACTTTTACCGTGTGATGATCCAGAGTGGAGTAATTTTACTAAATTTTTTGCTCAGAAATTTCATGAATTTGGATTGAAAAAATTGATTAGTACAAGTTACGCTCCAGGGAGTAAAAATCAGGACGAGTACATACCGACCCTTTTTGAAACTAGTAATCCACATTATGATAAAAATAAAACCATAAATCATGGAAAGATTTATACCCTTACTGTCGACAAAACTGGAGATGGAAAAATAGATGTGAATGATCTAGAGTGGAATTACTTGGAAGGTGATGGGGATTTTAGAAGTGATGAAATAAAAAAACTTCGCGATGAGGCTGATATTATTATCACCAATCCACCATTTTCATTATTTAGAGATTTTTTAGTTTGGACAATAGAAGCAAAAAAACAAGTTTTAACTATTAGTAATATGAATGCAATTACATACAAAGAGGTGTTTCCTTTGATTAAGGAAAATAAGCTGTGGTTAGGTGCAACAAATTTTAATAATGGTATGTATTTTAAGGTACCTGAAGACTTTGTGTATGCAGATACTTATAAGTTTGAACGTGAACAAAATGGGGTAAAAGTAAATCGTGTTCCTGGTGTTTGTTGGTTTACAAATATTGACCATGGACGCCGTCACCAAGAATTACCATTGATGACAATGGAAGATAATAGAAAATTTAATAAACAAGTTACTAAGAATAATACTTTTTATCAAAAGTATGATAATTATGATGCAATAGAGGTTCCTTTGGTTACAACAATTCCAAGTGATTATGGTGGAGTAATGGGTGTACCGATTAGTTTTTTGGATAAATATAATCCAGATCAGTTTGAGATTATCAAATTCCGACATGGAAATGATGATAAAGATTTACGATTAAAGGATGGAACTTGTCCATATTTTAGAATTTTAATTAAGAAGAAGAAATAATATGAAAATAACTAAAATAAAACTTTTTAATTACAAGCAATTTAAAGAATTTAAATTGGATCTTAATGATGAAGTTAATATTAAGATGTGGAAACTCATTGACGAACTCGTTGCACTTGGCACTAAATATTATTTTGTAGAAAACCCACAGGGAAGAATGAGACATATGGACTTTGTAAAGGATAGAAAAAGATATGAAGTAACTTATTGTTCATATGGAAACAAAGCAAATGCTCGTGGTTATGAAGATTTTTATATAATGAAGAAGACTGATATTTGGTCTAATCATCCTAATCCAAACTTCTTACCAAAATGTTCTAGTCCATATCCTCATAAGCACGGTGAATGGGCAAAAGCACAGAAAAGAGATTACTTATCAAGAGGAGAAATGCCTGAGAAGTTATGTGAACATATAGCAAAGATTTGTATTTAAATAACACCACAGCATCATATTTCTGGTGCTGTGTTATGGGCATATAGCTCAGTTGGTTAGAGCACAGAGCTTATACCTCTGCGGTCGGTGGTTCGAGTCCACCTATGCCCACATGTACGTCTTGTACATTATTAAAAGTTAAGTTATAATAGATATATGAAAACTCGTGTATCAATAGTTATTCCATGCTATAATTATGGTAAATATCTAAGTGAAGCTATAGAATCAGCTCTTACACAAACAATACTTTGTGAAGTAATTGTAGTTAATGATGGAAGCACAGATAATACACTCCAGATAGCTCAAAATTACCCTGTACGCATCGTTGATAAAGAAAATGGAGGATTGGCTAGTGCTAGAAATGCAGGCATTAAAATAGCAAATGGAGATTATATTTGTTGTTTAGATGCAGATGATATACTAGATAAACATTTTATTGAAGAAACACTAGATAAAAACGACATTGTAGGAGTAACCCAAGTAGAATTTGGAGATAGTAATAATACTTGGAAACCACCTCATGAAAACCCAACTTTTGAAAACTTTAAAAACTACAACTGTATTAATTGTTCATCTCTATTTAGGAAAGAAATATGGGATAGGATAGGAGGTTATGATGAAAATATGCCATATCAAGGATATGAAGACTGGGATTTCTGGCTAAGAGCTACAAAAGATGGATATAATGTAACTGTAATAGATAAACCACTATTCTTTTATAGAAAACATGGAAACTCTATGATCACTGATACAGTAAAAAACCATAATAAATTACTAGAATATATGCTTAATAAGTTATGAAACCAGAATGTAAACAAATTATTATAGATTTTATAGAAAAACTACAAGAACTGGAAAATTCTATTTATGGTTGTGGTAATGGTAGAGTAAAGGTAAACACTTTTATCAAGCAAATAAAACGAGACTATAATATATAATTATATGGAAAAAATTAAAGTAACACGAGAATTAATTGATATTCTGATAGAATTATGGTGGAAAAGTTCACTTGAATGTAAAGTAAAAGCATCAAAAGGCAAGTATTTTGAAATAGAACAATTCCACTTTTATGTTGACTAACGTACTCACAACCTACGGTATAGCTTACTTACTCACAGAAAGCGTACTTCTAGAAAAACCTAGAGCATTGATAGCAAATAAACACTGGATACTAGGAGAACTATTCTATTGCCCTATTTGCATATCTTACTGGATAGCATTAGTACTTACACAAGATATACTAAAGTCTTTTGCAATTATGGGAGCTATAGCAATAATTAATAAAATTACCTTGCATTAAAATATATCTTCATGATATAATAACGGTATGAAAAAGAAACCAAACGCAGCTAAAGCAACTACTAAACTAATGAACACCGCAACAGGTGGACGTTATGATAAAGTATTTGCAGGAGAATATTCACCATTACCAAAAGACTTTAAGAACCGTAAGAAGCTAAACTAAAGATAAGTAACATAAGACTTGCATCATTGTAAGTTTTTATGTATTATATAGATATATATGGCACAAGGAAAGGCTTTTAAACCTGAAGAAAGAGATATGATTATCCAAAGTATAAAACCATATTTAGAAATGGGCTTTTCTCGTAACAAGGCTTGTAGTCTTATAGGATTACCACCACAAACATTATCTAACTGGGTACAAGAGAGTGAAGCACTTGGGATACTTCTAGCTTCTTGGGAAAATGTGTTGAATACTATAGCTATAAACAACATTGCACAAGCTATTAAAAGGGAATCAGAACTAGATGATGACCTTAGAAAAGAAAACTCATGGAAATGGGCAGAACGTAGAATGAAAGAAGATTTCTCTTTAAGAACAGAACAAACTGGAGCAGATGGTAAAGAACTACCAACACCAATATTAAACTCTTATGTATTCAATAACGACATCACTAAAGAAAATAGCACAGATGCAAAAGAAGATACGAGCAGTACAGGGGGGGACGTCAGCATCGAAGACAATATCAATCCTATTGTGGATGATACAGTTATCGCAGACGGACAAGAAACCAACACTATCTTCAATAGTATCGGAATCAATACCACACCTTAAACGAGGTGCTATGCGTGACTTCAAGAATATAATGGTTGCACATAACTATTGGAGTGATAATAACTGGAATGCTACAGATAGTATCTATACATTTGAAACTGGATCACAAATAGAGTTCTTTTCAACAGATAATGGTGATAAACTACGTGGAGCTAGACGTGATAGATTATTTGTAAACGAAGCCAACAATGTAACATTTGATGCTTTTGAACAGCTTGAAGTGCGTACTAAGGAATTTGTATATCTTGACTGGAACCCTACAAATGAATTTTGGTTCTATACTGATGTTAAAGACAAGCGTGATGACGTAGAGCATATTATCGTTACCTACAAAGATAATGAAGCCCTACCTATTGAAATTGTTCAATCAATAGAGCAACGTATGAATAGAAAAGGATGGTGGCAAGTATATGGTATGGGACAGCTTGGTGAGGTAGAAGGTAAAATATATAAAGACTGGCAGATTATCGAATCAATACCACATGAAGCACGATTAGAGCGTTATGGATTAGACTTCGGTTATACTAATGACCCTACAGCTATTATTGCAATATATTACTATAATGGTGGTTATATATTTGATGAGATATGCTATCAGAAAGGAATGAGTAATAAACAGATAGCAGATGTATTGTTATCAGTAAACAAGTCATTGGTTATTGCAGATAGTGCAGAGCCTAAGAGTATTGATGAATTACGTCTTTACAACCTTAACATCATGCCAGCAACTAAAGGAGCTGGTTCAATAACACAAGGTATATCTTATATACAAGACCAAAGAATATCAGTTACTAAGAGTTCAGCAAACTTGATAAAGGAATATCGTAACTACCTATGGAAAGTAGAAAAGAATACAGGTAAGATAATAAATGTTCCAGAAGGAGGTTTAGATCACGCACTAGATGCAGTAAGATATGGTATAAGTTCTCTGGTATCAAACAAAGAACCAGATAAAAAGCAATCAATACTTAATGCAATGGTTAGACAAAGATTATCAGTATCAGAAAATTTTTAAAATAAACATATGCAATTATCTAAAAACGAAGAAAACATTATTATGTTGTTGCGTGAATTACCTCCTTATGGTAAGCTAGAAATAACACCTGATAGAGAGGCAAGACAAAAAGGTTTTTCAGACAAGTATAAGGTGGTAACTACTACGAGTAAAATATTAGAATAGTCTCAACCGAGAAACGGGGAGGCAGCAAAACGCTGTCTCCCTATTTTATATGGATATAATCAAATTACTACAAAAAAAAGTTGGAGATTGGGAAAAATCATCTGTACAAGTTACGGATGGTTTAGAGTTCAATCAATATCAAACGATACGAAGAATAGAGTTTTATACAAGCTCACGATATCTTACAGGATTTCAGAATAGAGACTCTCGTGGTCGTATTAAACCTTTCTATAACATTACTAACTACCGAGTAAACATAGCTACACGAGCCACTGACTTAG